CCTCGCCGCACTGTTCGCACTTCAGGCAGGGCACGTTCTTGATGACCACAACACAGTTCTTCAGCTGAACCGTGTGAATGGTCATGCTAGGCTTCATTTCGCCCTTGCAAAGTGGGCAAGTCATTTTAGAACGTCTTTCCCTTTGGCAAGTTTCTTTTCTTCAGACTTCAATCTGCGTTCCAGCTTTTTAATGTCCTCTTCTGGCGGAAGATCCTCAGGCCGAATATCACGACCTAAAAGCATCGATCGAACACTTGAATTGTTTTGGACATGTTCATGTGTGATAGAGCTTTCTCCCTGAAGATCTTTTTGTTC